GCCCTTGGGCATGGTCTTCTCCAGGTCGGTATAACACCGCTCAACTTTTGTTCCCTTCGGCATCACGCCCCCTTGTTCAATCTGCTGAAGAAGAGCTTCTCGAACTGGAACAGCGCCCGCGTGCCCATGTGGCTCGACACGCCAACCATTGCGGCGGTCAGCAACGGGGCAATCTGCGCTGTCTCGCAGACCCAGAACGTCAAGATCCCAACAAAGCCCGCAACCACTACTTCGGCGATCAACTCAAGGAACGACATCGGGCTGACTTCGCCGCGGCGCACCTTGCTGACCCACGACACGACCCCGCCCCAACTCGACAAGGCGATCACCCATAGGTACGTCCACAGGGAATAGTCCGTGACGGCCTTTGCCGTTTCCTGCGACGTTGATGTGTCCATGCTAGGCGCGTCCATCGTGGCGAAGCGAAAAATGATTACCATCTGGCCTAGAGAAACGTCCACCCCAAATGCAGTCCCCGCCGAGCGATTCCCAGTAGAGCCCCAACGGCTCGTAGGCTGCGCTGCTCTCCTGATACTGCCCGTTGATGAACAGGTTGAGGTCTATGGCAAGGCGGTCCCTGTGGATGGACTGCAGCCGCCCTGCCGGCCCTACACGGCGCTTGGCAATCGCCTTGAACTCTCGGGCAATGTCCGGGCAGATGTCGGCAATCCTGTCCGCTGCGATGTCCAGCGACGTGCCCGGGGTCGCGTGGATGGCCGCCTGCTCCGGGGACCGGAACAGTTCGGCCCCGGTCAGGGCGTAGCCCTCCCGCTCTGCCCAGGTCAGCAGATCTCGCACATGGCGCAGGAAGCGCCACTGCTTCAGGGACAGGGTTTCGATCATCGGGCCTTCAGGGACCGGATGGTGTTCGGCATCGTGCACGGCGGCACGCAGACCCCATCGCGCGTCGCAGACAGGTCGCGCGCGTTGAACTGGGGAATGAACGGCCGCTTCTCGAGCACGGTCTTGGCCGGGTTGTTGGTCTTCAGGCCTTCCGGCATGTACAACTCAATGGTCTTCACTTGGCATCCTCCTGGCTCTTGTAGCTCCGCAGCACGGCAATGTAGGTGAGCGCAGTGTACGTGGTTGCGCTGGTGAAGCGAATCCAGTCCGGCGCATACAGGCACCACGCAAACGCCGCTGCGGCCGTCAACATGGCCAGCAGCATGGCAATCTTGTTCTCGAGTGCGGCGCGCAACAGCAGCACCGCGGCAGCAGCGTCAGACATCATCCCTCCTCTTCGTCATTGAACGCGGAGCCGTACTCGTCGTCCCCGCCCTTCCTTCGCATGGCTTCGAACTTGATGGCCCGGTCAATGATCGCCATGCGGTCGGCCAACTCCGCATGGTTCGACAATGTATCCAACTCCTGCCGCAGGGCCGCGCGGATTTCGTCGGTCAGGTCAAGTTTCTGCTTTTTCGTTGCCATCAGTACACTTCCGGCAAAGGCTCTGGCGTCGGGCTGCGCTCCGTCGTTTCGAAGAGCAGAACTGTCAGGCCATTCTCGATGGCGTACTGGTTCCATTTTTTCACAGCCGTATTAACCGCTCCGAAAGACACATTGGGGCGGTCGACAGCGAAGGTGAGTGCCATCAGCGCATTGGCGGCCTGCGGATCGTAGATGGCGTCCATCAGCAGTTGGTCAGCGCGCTCTCTAGAGACTTTGATTCCGTATCTGGACAGGATGTCGAACCCGGCATACAGCTTCGACATGTACCCCATGACCACCGATCTCGCGCGACCAAGGATCGCGACGGAGCTGGTGCCGATTGCTTGCGTAACCGGATCCTGCGATGCAATTGATTCCAGCCCTTGCGGAAATGCGCTTGGCGGAGTCATGCGACGCGCCTGCACGACTGCCGCAAATGCAAGAGCCTTGTCAAACGCATCCGGGCTTTTCGTGGCGTACAAAGGACGCAGTACGCTTTGCAGCGCGACCATTTCCTCGAATGGCTTTTTGCTGCGCGGCGCGCGAAGAGATTCAAGCAGAGTGTCAAGCACTGCATCGCGAAATTCTCCCATGCCAGGAGAAGACATCATGCGCGTGAGTGCTGCCCTGTCCTCTGGATTGCCGGTCATGGCGCGCAGGACATCGCCCACGTCTTGTCGGTCGCCGATGGGGATTTCCAGACTTTTAATCAGTCGCGTCAACAACTGCTTGTCGATGAGCTTGCTTTCTTCCCGCGCCAAACGAAGCGAATCGTTCAAGGTTTCCATGCTGGTTCGCAGGTCGGCGAAATGCGGGGTCAGCCCTGCCGCGTCGAGGAACTCTTGATTATTGCGAATGAACAGGTCGAACTTCGCAGACGCATTGACCGGGTCTTGAGAACCTATCGTCTTCGCCAACTGGCGCAGAGAAATCGTCAGCAAAGGGTTGGGGGTCATCTGGTCAATGCCGAGCGCCCGTGCCTGCGCGGCCCCTTGCGCGCCTGCGTCCCAGAAGGATTTCAATAGCTGGTTGTCCAGCATCGTCATGACGCCTTCGTAATTGGACGCTAAGACCTTCCCTGTTACTCCTCGCTGAAAAGTTCCGATGTAATCGGTGGCGTACCTTTCCTGAACCATCTTGAAGGCGTCGAAGAGCTCAGGGGTCTTCTCGGCCAGTTCTGCATCAATAAGGCGCTGCAGCTCCAGCAAAGGGCCGCGTAGCTCCGGCGGAGAACTGCGAAGTGCGAATCCGGCGTCTCGACGAAGATGCCTTAGCGTCTGGAACGAAACAGGCTTGTACTTTGAGATGTCGACCCCAATTGGGCCTGCTGGATACTCTTGCAGCCCTTTGTATGCTTCTGCGTCGTTCCTCGCTTTGCTGGCTGCATCCGCCTGAGCAGAAGCCGGATTGCCGATTTCATCAGCTGACATGATTTCCGGAAACTCGCCAGCATCCGGCATATTGTCGGCCGAAGTGGTAGGGTCTTCCTTCAGCAGATATCTCTTGGCCTGCCTGTCATATCGGGTGATCGCGCCATGCACCCGATCAAACAAGGTAGGCTGCTGCGTGCGCAGCATTTCAAGATAGCCCAGTATGTTGTCTAGCTGGTAGCCGCCACCGGGCAGCTGGGCAGAAAAAGTATTTCCGTCATTGTCCAGCCGTTGGTACACCGCCTGAAATTTTTGACGCATGGAGTTGCGCTCCTGCGTCAGGATTTCTCGCATCTGCCTTCCCACAGATTCAAACGTCGCGCCGCCTTCTCCGACTTGGCGCACGATGTCGCCCATTTGTTTTTCGTATTCGGAAATCTTCGTGTCTTGCCGGCGAATAATCTGGTCAAGACTTTCCCTCGAAAGCCTATGCAGGTTTCCCTGGCGCTGACTTGCAGATGCTTGGTCAAACAGTCTCTGCATGCCTTCTTCCAACTGCAGTTCCTGCTGGGTCTTGCGCGCCCGCATCGCCTCAGACTTTCTTTCCAGCTTCTCGACAAGATTCCGCATCTCATCCGCGCCAGATCTTGTCGCAAGGTCGATGGTCAGCGGAAGGCCAGCATCAGCCATCGCCTTTTCTGCGGCGCTGACAATCTCCTCCGAGATCTGCTTGCGGCCAGCGAGGGCCTGCGCGAGGCGTTGTCCTTCGCGCGTTGCCATGAACTGGTCAAGGCGGGCTTGGACGCGGTCCATGCCCTGCACGGTGCCGCCCCGCATGGCCTCGAGCGCAGTACCGTCGAAGACGCGACGAACGGCAGCCATCGCCGGACGATAAAGAGGCTTCAGCACATTCTCTGCCGCAGTCCCGACCAAGGCGCGACCGCCGGCCTGTGTCGCCGTGCCGCCCAGCAACTCGGCGCTTAAGCGACCTATCAGCCGACCGCTCTCTTCTGCTCCTAAAGGACGCCCCAGAAGCCCGCCGACTTCCTCGCCGATGACAGATACGCCACCCAAACCCAGCGAAGAGCCTGCTGCTCCGGGGATAGATCGAGCAGCACCCGCTGCTACGCCGGCGATCCCCGGCGCTACCTGCCCTAGCAGGGCACGGGTCGCGGTAGCGGCCGTGATTGCCTCCGGGAAGAACTGTCCACCGCGATATAGGACGTTCTCCATCAGAGTTTCAGGCGGCAGCATTTCTGGCAAACGCTCACCGGGCTTCGGCACCATGGGACTTGGCACAGACTCCAGCCGGCCCGACGTGACCCCGCGGACAACCGGCTCGATGGCGGCGAGAGATTTCTGCTCCAGTCCAGACGCCGCTTCGGCCATGCGCTTGACCGGACCAACCGGCAGCAATGCAGCCATCGCTTGGCCCGCCAGCGCATTCAGTGTCAGCGGGAGGTTCACCATTCCCGCGGTTCCGGTGACGACGCCTTCCTTAACCAGTTCCTTGGCGCTGCCTGCGCTTGGGAAACCGATGCCGGTCTTTGCCCCCTCTCGTCGCTGGCGCAGAACCTGTTTCTCCTCGCGGGTGAACGAGGTCGGGGTGACAGTGAATTCCTTGACATACTCGCCCGAAGGAGGGACGGGTTCCGGCTCGCGGAGCTGGGCGCGCCTTTTCTCAATGGCCTCCTGCAGAGTCGTCACTGCGTCAATCCTCCGCCCGGGATGGTTTCAGGGACCACAAATTCGAATACCTTCAACTGCACGTCATCCCCAGAAGTATTGAACAACGTCTGAACCTGATTGCCGACACGCTCAATCTGACTGTCAATTCGACGGCGATACAATGGGGCCATTTCTCTGATTAGCTTAGAAAGCTCTGCCATTGCTTGAGGCCCTGGCTTGCCAGTCAGGAACATTGAGTATGTGTTTTCGATCCTCGTTCCGAGATCGCCAGTGTTCTTGATTGCGTTCAACTGCTGGTTGGTAGTCTGCCTTCCTGGGGCCAAGCTGATCAGGAAATTCTGGGCGAGTTGTGCGCCTAAAGCTTGGTCGCGAGTTGTCAAAATGGTTTCCATGGCCTCAAGGCCGTCGAACAACTCTTTTGTCTCTGTGTCGAATTGCTTCTTGAGGGCGCTCGCCTGCCTGAATTGCGAAACAGACAACTCGCCGCGCGTTCTTTCCATATTGGCAAGTTCCAGCTCCTTTTCAGAAACCTTCAGCGCATGCATGGCCGCGTCTCGCTCGCCTTTATCTTGGGCGAGCTTCAGGCGCGCTTTCGTCGCATCAACGGTCAGCTGCAATTTCGCAGTTGCTTCCCTTGCGTCCTGAATCGCCTTATCGGCTTTTTGACTCTGCTCCAAGTAGTAGGTAATCCGGTCAACCTCCCCCTGAAACAACTCTCGACGCTTTCCGGCGTTGGAATCCATCACCTCCAGCATGGCCTTCTTCTGCTCGATGGTAAGGTTCCTGCTGTTGAGGATTTCCTTGCGCTTGTCCTGCCACGCCTGCACCTTGTCCAACGCCACCTTGCTTTCGACTTCCCACTGCCGCAGGTTGCGCTCGTATTCGTCGTACTGCCCCTTTTGCAGCGCAAGGGTTGCGCCGGTCATGGCGTTCATGGCGTTGATCAAAGGCTGACGCGTGCCGGCAGCCCCGAGCACCGCGATCAGCGCAAGCAACGGCATCTGTTCCTGCACAGCCTCCTGCCAGTTCCGCATGACAGGCGCATCTGGAAGTTGCGGCCTCGCTTCCATCTCGGGCAAAGGAGCGGCCACTGCGGCTGCATACTGCTCTGCCAACCTTTGCCGGTCGGCTTCAGCCCGAAACATTTCGTCGCGCAGCGCGCCTTCAGCCTCGAGCCTCATGCCCTGAAGCTGAATCGTCTCTTGGCTTGGCTGGGGCAACGGCACGCTGACCGAGCGCACCCGGACTTCTGGGAGGGGTTCAATCTGAAGAGGGACAGTCGCCGCCGACGTTCCCAGCAAGGCGTCGACACCCGCCTGCGCCGGCACTGCCGGAGGCGCGGGGGTCTGCGCAGGGCCTCGCCGTGCCGACGCCGGCAGCGGGATTGATGTCAACTCAGACGCACCCTGTCCTGTGGTCAAGCCGCTGGCGCTGCGCGGGGCGGCCATGTCAAACAGCTCCAGGCGGCAGGGTCTGGCCGCGCGAACTTGGGACTGCTGTCAGCGCAGCCGCCTGCAGAAGCCCCTGCAGCGCATTCGCGGCCTGTGCGTCGCCCAGGTTCTGCAACTGGCCCAGCGCCAGCGCAGCGTTGCTGGAGACATTGGCGCCCGACATGGCAGCGCCGGCGTAGTTCTGCCGCACCTGGTCGCGCATGGCTATGGCCTTGGCGTCGATGTCACGCAGCATATCCAGCTTCTGGGTCGAGTTCGGGATGCCGGCATTTGCGAAGAACTGCTCCACCTGCGCTCGGCTGCCGCGGCGCCACTCGTCGATAGCACGTTCGTCGTTTGGATCTAGCGTCCCGCTCTGATAGCGCGAGATAAGCTGGTTGGTCAGCGCATTGGTCTGCTGGTTCTGCGCCGCCACGGTCTTCTCGCCGGTCGAAAGCTGCGGGCCCTTGATCGCCTGCATCGCCGCCAAGCCCAGCGCACCAGCCTGCAGCGGGTTCTGGAGGAGGCTCGAGACCGCTGACTGCGCGCCAGACTTCAGCAGGCCGGGGATGGACTGCAGGAAGCCAGTGGGCGCCGCCGCAGCCGCCCCGGCCGGCGCAAGCGAAGCCGGCGTGTACAGGGATTCGCCCAGCGAGGCCAGAGACGGTGAGCCAAGCCCGCCAGCGGCCTTCTGAGCGCCTCCAGCAAGCGCAGTTTCCGCACCCTTGGTGGCACCAGCCTTGGCCACGGTAAACGGCTGTGTGACCGCCTGCTTGGCTGCAGACACGGCCTGCCCGCCGACGTTCTTTGCAAAGGCTCCGGGGGCCGCCTTGAATGCGGCAGCACCCCCCGCCTTCGCAGCTGCGCCCTTCAGGAACCCGGCGCCCTGACCGGCGGCGTAGCCACCCAAGCCACCCAGTACGGCGCCCTTGAGCCCACCCTTTGCGCCGCCGAGGCCGGCGCCAACCGCAGGGGCGAGGAACTGGCCGCCCGGCAGGAAACCCGCGCCGATGGTGGCGACAGTGCCTAGCACCTTGCCGAGGGTCGTGTCGAGGAAGCTGTTGGACTTCTGGATCTTCCGAGCGACGTCGCGTTGCCGGGCGTCGAGGCCGTAGACCACGGCGTCTCGGTTGCCGCGGCCGGGCTGGTTGCGGTTGACCGCTGCCATGACCTCCGCGCGCTCGGCGGGTTTCATGTTGGCAATCACGCGGTCAGCCTGCGCCCGGGCGTCGGGGGCGTTGGGGTCGATACCGACCGACCACAGTCCGCTGCCGTACTGTGTGAAGTCGTACCGATTGGGGCCGCCTGCGCCTGCGCCGAATTTCGCGCCGCCTGGGCCTACTGTTCCGGGTGCGATTGCCATATCAGAGTCCTAGCGCGTTCTTGATCTGCTGATGCAGCAGGTCGTGATTCAGATGCCAGATTTCGAAGGCTTCGTCGTCTTCGAAGTCCAAGTCCCCGAGGTCTGGGTTCGGCCCTTCCAGTCCCAGCGCCTCATACAGGCTCGCGTGGATCAACTGGTGGTCTTCCGCCCAGTTCTCGTTCTTCGGATCATAGTCCACCGGCATGAATGTGGTCACCAAGGCCAGATCTAGGCACGCCGCGTAAATCTGCCGGTGCGTCACCAGATGGACCAGGTTCCACGCTTCGCGGGCCTTTTCGTCCTTCCGGTCAAATTCGCTGGCCGCAGTGATGTCCATGACCTACCACACCACAGCCTCTACCGCTGCCACCGTCTGCGCCGCGGCGATTGCATTCTTCAATGACGCCTGCTTCGCCCATACAACCTGCTGCGCCTGAAATACAGCGGCACCCATCTGGGTCAGCTGCGCGACGGTGAGGACCCGATCCTGGTTATCCGCCGTGCGCCACGGAATCGTCGGCGGCGTCGGGATACCCTGCGCCGCGGCTTCGCGAATCATGGACAGGGCGTTGGCAATGCGGTTGCTCGTCTCTTCGTTCGCATCCCACAGGTCGCCGTCCCATTCTACAACCAAGCCGGAGAGCGTGGCATTGCGGGCGGCGGTCATTTCGCGCAGCCGCTCTGCCTTGCGCCCCTCAAGCGTCACGCTAGGTAGCGGAGCGTTGCCCTCTGCCAGCCAAGCCTGATATTCAAACCACTCTGGATATTGAGAGCTGTTTGGAATGATGTCCTCGCCGCCGTCTGAACGGATGCGCCGAACCCCATCAAAACCAGCGATGAGTTTGTACATATCAAAGCTCCGCGCCCATCTGCCAATCAAACGCTATGCCGTGCTGCCCTGCCCCCCCTGTTCCAGCATAAGAGATATTGAACCCGTCTTGGCCAAACCCTCCGAGGTTTGCACTTCCGGCGTTGGCATATGCAATGCCGGAGATAGTCGGCGTTGTGCTTATTCGCTTAGCAGTTCGATAGCGAACGCCAAAGTAATAAATCTCCGACGTTCCAGTTCCATAGACGCGGAACTGATTGGAACCCGCAAATCCTCGTTCGTAGTATCGCTCGCAAAGCGCGAGCGACTCCGCGAAGTTAAGTCGCTCGAAGTCGTTGGCAGATTGCCCGACTTCGAGTTGCACGTCCGTAATCTCGCACCAGTCATTGGCTCCTCCAGAGCCAGTGTAGGTAGCAGTGCTGAACAGCACGCCCATTTCCATGGTGGAGATTGGCACCACGGCCGGGGTGGTCACGGAAAACCTTTCCCACGCGGTGGACAGCGTGAAAGTGTTTCCAACGACTTGAGAGTATCCAGTCCAGGTTCCGCCTGACAGGCCGCTGTTGGCTTCATTTATTCCAGTGCCGACTCTAATGCTTGCAGAAAGCGCATTCCCAGTTGACCCGAAAGCCGTTCCGCGTCTTGCTCTAAAGGACAGCGTTACCGGCAGCCCTGCCAGATCTATGCAGTTGATGCTTTCAATCTGCTGTGCGGCGTAAAGGAACCCTGAGTATGAGCCAGACGAACGCAGAATTCTCAGCGCATTGAAACCAATGCCTGCGCCGTTGCCGGGCCCTGAAGGAGATGCGGGGGCTCTTGCCGCAGTGAGAGTTCCGGATGGAGCCGAGCCGCTGCCCACGAACCATCGGTCGACGGAATACAAATTTGACGTGCCAATGTTTATTGGAGTTGTAAAGCTGTCTCTCTGATCAACAGCCATGTCTCCATTGATCAGCCTGTTACCGCTCGTAACTTTGGTGGCCCGATGTGCCAAGAGATGGAAATTCGATCCATCATAGAAAAACGACACCGCCGCGCCGCCCACAATATCGCCGAGGTCTAGCGAACTGTTGTTGTCCTTGACCACAGTCACCGCGCCGACACTATTGACGTTTAGCGTCACCGTGCTGCTGGTGTTGGTTGCTGGCGCGATGCATGTGAACATCATGCCAATGGCGTAGGCCGTGAAAGGAATGGGGACGGTGATAGCAATGGCATTTGTGCCGCTGGCGGCAGTTGCATACTGCGGCGTGACTGCCAAAGCATCGAAATTGTCGTCCAGCTTGCTTGCCGGCTGATTGCCGGCGAGGGTTGCGAATGCATGTGGAAGGTTCCACAGGGCCATATCAGGTTCCCCACTGAGATCTGTAGTTGTACTCGAGCAACGCCAGAGTGAACGTGGCGTCGATGGCGTCACCTGTCATCGTCAATCCCAGGTATCGGCCGATGTTCGTCACGTCCGTCTGCAGCAGCACATAGCCGCCTGAAATCCATGTGATCGGAAGCGTGCCCACAAATGTGATAGGCCCAGTCCCCACGAACTGAAGCTGGTTCCCTCCGGCCGCCGTAAAGGCATTGGTGCCCGTCTCGGTGTCGACGTTGATCGTCAACGTCGCGGCCTGCGACGAGAAGTACACACCGATGCCTGCCTTGACGGCCTGCTTGAACAGCACCGGCGCACCAAAGTCCCAGAAGGCCGTCTGCCATCGATAGGAAACCGAAGCCGCCGTGTCCGAGAACAGTTCGTAGATGTTGCCGTTGGCGTCCACCCCGTAGAGCTTGTTCTCGCCGTCGACATCGTTGTCCACGATGTGGGTCAATGACCCGATGCCGCTGTTCGTGCCCTGCGATGCCACGAACCACTTCCCGTCGAAGAACACCGCCAGCAGTGGCCGGGTGATGCCGAGGGCCGGATCTGCATACCGGAAGAGGAAGCACAGGCACAGGATGTTGTTCAGGGCCACCACGCCCGCGGACACGGTCGGCGCAGACCCAAGCCCTGCCGGATTGGTCAGGCCCGAGATAAGCGGGAACAGGCCGTCCAGCTCGTTTGAAATCTTCTGAGCACTGCTGCCATACAGGGCATAGAAGCCCGTCACGCTGGCGAAGAAGACGGCTCGCCCGTACACCACGGCAGACATCGGGAACGGGGTGCCAACACCCGTCGACAGGTTCGTGTTCGTGAACAGGGTCGTGCCAGACACGACGCGCACGTCGCTGATGACGTTCACACTGGACGTGCCGAAGATGTAGAGGAAGTTGTTGGCACTGACCAGTTGCTGAATGCTGGAGTGCAGCGTCTCGTCGGTCACGATGAACGAGCCGCCCGACTGGCTGGTGCGGTAGTCCAGATAGCTGTTCGGGGCCGAGAAGGAGACTGTGCGGTTGTTGGATACCCAGACACGACCGCTGAACGTCGCGATGTGCTGCCCGCTGGCGGGTTGGCTGTTGTAGCCGGCGTTGTTTAGGGTCGTGCCATCCCAGTCCCACAGGCCGGAGACTTCGTCGCAGATGAGAACGCGGCTGTTCTCCCACTGGGCGAATGACGCCTTGGTGAATGACGTTCCGGTGGACACGGTCGTCAGGAAGTTGGTCTGGCAGTTGAACTGGAACAGGTTGCCGTTGGTGGTTGCGATCATCAGGATGTCTCGAGGCGTGCCCGAGATGATGATGTTGAACCCCATGGCGATGTAGGGCGTCACGCTGCCGGGCAGCGCCGCCAGGGCGACTGAAATGCCGGGGACGGTGCGTCCGTTGGCGTTGCCGATGGGCTGGATGTTCTCAAGCCACGACTGCTGGCCATCTGCGATGGCTTGGCGCAGGGCTTGGGTGTTCATCCCCCGGAATTCGGAGGTGGCGAACTCCTGCTTCTTGGTCAGCGATTTCTCGGCCATGCGTCAGAGGCCCGCATAGACATTCGGGATGCGGCGCATGGCGGATGCCGCGATGCAGTGACGGATCTTGCCCATGTATTCGTCTTGGAACACCTTGGCTTCGTCCCAACTACTATCGCGGATCTTGGCAAGGTAGCACGCCCAGAAGCTCACCGGCGTCGTGAATGGGAACGTGAAGGGCTCCACATCCGTTGCAGATACCAGATCTGCCGGCGTCAGTACGCAGTCCCATTCGGTCACGTAAGCCTGATCTACGATAGGCCCGATGTAGACCGTGTTCTGGCCGTAGATGGAATACACCGTAGGCCGCTGCTGGAACGTCAGGTACGACCGCATGCGCGCGTTGAACAGCGTCCAGTTCTCGCAGTTCAGGACGTACCGCGTGTTGTTCCAGATGCTGGTGATGTTCAACACGTCGATGATGGCCTGCCCGCTAGGCACAGCCACGGAAGTGAACGGGTACGCCTCCTGGTAGTAGGTGAACGACAACGCTCCGGCGGTGGCAGTGCCGCTGATCGTCAACGTGGTGCCGTTGACCGCAAGGATGACCGGGCTGCTCGAGGTGGTGCCCGTCAGCCCTGTGCCGATGACAGTAGTTCCGACCCAGGTCTGATCTGGAACCGGAGACACGCCTGTAATGGTATTGCCGCCACTGCCAGTCCCGGTACAGGACTGGACGTTCAAGGTCAGGGTGACCAGCCGGCGACTGCAACCAGTGTCAGCAGCGACCCGCTGCCGGCCTTGGTTGATGTAGTCGATCAGTTCAGGATCGGACCAGAAGTTGCCGACAGCATCGTGCAGAAGCCGCCGGCATTCCGTGAGGTAGGTCTGAAGGGTCGCCACATCCGGTTATTCTTTTGCCGGCGCAATGGTGACGGTGGCACGCTTGAAGACGATTTTCTTCAGGCGCTCTTCCGCAATGACCTTGTCGTGCCCGGGAGTAATCCACCCCAGACGCAGCAGCGCGATCGACTTGTCAGGCTCGCCGAAGCCGAAGATATGCGCCGCGGCTTCTTCGTCGCACGGCACATCCTTGCCGGGCGGGAACTCGAAGTCCTGCCCGGCAAATTTCGCGGCAATGGTCTGCTCCAGTCCGTTGGTTACGATCAGCATGGTTCCTTCCTCCCTGCTGCCTAGACCGGAATCACGAAAGACGTGTCAGTAACACCGCCCATCGTCGGCGCCACGTTTGCGGTGGCCGAGGTATAGCCAGCAATGTTGCTAACGTACAACTGCGCGAGCGGCACCGACATGTGCAGGCCGCCGTCGACAATCGGGGTCAGCGTGCCCGTGGTCACCTGACCAAGGCCCGTATGCGCGAGACGAGGCACGAACAAGCCGGTATTGATACGCGGATTGGCCGTACTCGCCGCCGTAGTGGGGGCCGCGCCAATCGTAAGCCCCATGTTCGGAACGGTGGTGCCGAAGCCAGTCTGCGATGTCTGGGAACTGAACGCGGTCACAGAAAAGCAGACAATGGCAGTTGCAGCAGTGGTGCTGGCCGGCGCAAACGTGATCGTCGGCACGGTTGTCAAGCCGCCAGTCCCGTTTTCCGGGAATGTCAACGCAGTCACACTACCGCTGCCGGTGAGGGCTGCGGTCAGCGTCCCGCCGATTCCGGTGGTGTCAAACGGGTGCCGCGTGATGGTGATCGTCGGCGCCGTGATATAGCCAGCACCCTGGTTGGTCACCGTCACTGCGTTGATCGCACCGCCCGACAGCGTGCAGACCGCCGTGGCCTGCACTCCGCCCGGAGGCGGCTGCGAGAACGTCAGCGTGGGCGGCAGCGTGTAGGCAGAGCCACCCGCAGTAATGGCCACGGAGGTGGCGACCGCACCGCCAACGATGATGGTCGGGCGCGCTCCGCCAGCGGACATCGTCACGCTGGGTGCGGCAAACGTGCCAAGCTGGGCGGATACGGGGTAGATGCCGTTGGTGTAGCCGGTTCCACCATTGGTGACCAGTGCGCCAACGGCGGTTCCGGTCAGGTTTGCCAGCCGGTAATTGGTGCCATCGCTTGAGACAAGCGCATGCCGCGCTCCCGGGACGGTGCCGACCGGCAGCCACACCAGAGACACCGGATCGAACTGCTGCAGGAAAGTGTACGGGCCGGCGTTGACCGACCACTGACCGGCCGGGAGGTTGTACGCCCCGTTGGGCTGCAGGGTAAGCGGGATGCCGCCGAAGGCCGCAGAGCGCTGGCCGTAGCCAATCTGATTGATAGGCATGTCTTGTTCCTCAGAGAGTCAGGCTGTTGAGGCCAGTGACGCGCGACATCGTGGAAGGCTTGACGCTGACCAGTTCGGCCACCACCAGCACCGCACCGATGTACCCGACTTGGAAGTTGGCCACGGTCGACTCAAAGCCCGTGAACGCAAAGCTCGCCATGTCGTGGATGTACATGTTCAGGTAGTTGGTGTTCAGGAAGAACACGGTGCCTTCGGGCGCGAACGGATCTGCGAAGATCGGAACACCGCCGACCATCAGCGCACGGAACGCACTCCGCGGGCCACTGTCGCTTTCGGCAAACGAGTCGCCGGGGGTGATCTGATACATCTCCTGACCCACGAAGTCCTGCGCAAGCAGGGTCCATGTGCCAAAGCCGGTCACACCAAAAGTGGGCACCTCCGCACCGTTCTTCGTCGTGCCGCTGATGTACTGCAGCATGTTCTGGCGGGTCGGATTGGTGCTGCCGGCACTGTAGACTCGGCTGCGCCACCAGGTGTTCGTGGTGCGACTGATGTTGCCGTAGGTGCCGGCGTTGGTGCCGTCATCCACGGCGAACGGCAGGCCGGTCAGCCCCTGCGGGTTCACCACGCTCGAATACAGGCTGGTTGCCAGCGTTTCCGCAGCGGCATTGCCGGCGTCGTTCATGCGGGCATACGCGAGGTCAATGACCGCATGGCTGTCCTGAACGACCGACTCCATGCCCAGCACCGGGATGGGGACGATCAGAAGCTTCAGATTCTGCTCGGTCAGGAACGCACCCTGCTGGATGGCCGGCTGGGAGAACGCGCCGCTGTAGTCGCTGTACTGCGGGTTGACGAATTTCGCACCCTGCACCGGCACCGACACCTGCGAAGCGCCGCCTCGAGCCACCTGGCTGTTGGCGAGCAGGTTCGCAAGAAGCGGGGTGGAGTTGTAGATCTGCACCACCATCTTCGGCACGAACGCGCGTCGGGTTACGAAGCTGAGTTCCTGGCCGATGGTGCCCGAGGGCATGATGCCATTGCCGAAAACTGGCATGGGCTGTTCTCCTGTTGGTTACCCGGCCTTGCCGGATCTGAAATCCTGAAGCGCGATGTGCGCTTCGTCACGCGCCATCTGCGCGAGTCCCTTGGAGCCGGCTTCCTTCCATTTCTGGATGA